GTCCTATGTTACGCAGTCAGACCTGCTATAATTGAACTTGATACCTCAGGTGCAAGTGCAGGTTCATTGCCAGTGAAGGTCAATGTGTAACCATTCCTATCTCCGAAGGCAGTACCAGTAGCACCATTGCCACCAGTCAAATCAGCACCATTTACCTTGCCAATCAACCAATACTTGTCGTTACCATCTTGAACTACTGCCAAGAGGTTATTCTTAGCAAGAAGCAAAATCTCATTGCGAGTATTTGCTTGAAGTTTATTGAGGATGATTGACAATTCTTGTGCATAGAAAACAGTACCATTTTCAACCGATGCAGTGATATTCTCGGTCAAAGATGATGTCTGCTTGACAAGTTGGTACTTGTAAAACACTTTACCTGCACTCTTGGTGATTGCCGAAACAACACCGGATGCTTCTGTTATTGCAGTTACATCACCGAAAGGAATAAACCAAACTGCTTTTATGCCGCCTATTGATTCCTTACAGTCTAATGTGTAACCTTGAGTTAATGCACATGGCATAATATAAATATTTAAGATGAAAGCAAGGGATGGAATCCACCCCTTACTTCATGGTTATTTAAACGAAGAATTTAACAATCTCATCAGGAAAGGCGAAGTTAACGCCCATCTTGAATTCTGCTACGAAGCGGACTTGGTCTGCCTCTTTTGCATAGAAGATTTCAAATTTTTCTTCTTCGTTCAGAAGGTCAGTTCCGATAAAGAAGTTAGAAATCCTTGAAGCAACAATCTTACCGCTACCATTCAAACCTTGAACTGCTATAACCTTTACGTTTGTACCTGGGAGGTAGAATTCAGCATTCGCCTTACCATCGTACTGGTAGTGATAAAGGTTGGAAGATTTCAACTTAACAGTATAAGTACGGAAAGTATCCATACCGCAGAAGATTGCGATATCATCTTTGTCAACTACTTGGGCAGGGATTGCTTTGTAGATATCATCAAAGATGCTAACTACGTTTGCATCAGTAATTGCAGTTTCTACAACACCATGCAAAGCAACGCTATTGGCATTTACTACTGATGCACCTGCTGCAGTTATCAAAGTAGTGATACCTTGGAACTTATTTAGGTTTACATCAACGCTTGTGGTATCGCCTCTCCAAAGAGTGTTCTCGAGTTGGTTAGCGATTTTCTCTGCCTTGCGGTTAGAGTATTCTTCAGAATATACCATGCTATCGTACATTGAACCTGCAGGAAGTGCCTTCTGCAAATACTTTGCTTCCAGGTCCTTCAAAACACAATGCTTCGTTAACTTTGATTTTTCCTACGGTTACAGTCCTTTGAGTAAAGGAAGTTGTACCTGATGCGTTAAATCCGCAAGATGAACCATCTTGGAAGATTGCATCGGTGTCCATGATGTTGATGGTCTCGGCAGACTTAACACCGACCATAACATTACCTTTGTCTTTGATGAGTGATGCAGTCTTGCTTCCGAGTACGGAAGATGCTACAAGCAAACTTTCGTTCTGCTCTGTATATGCTGCCAATGTTCCTACTGAAAATGCCATTTTATTTGTTTTTAATTGTTTGTTAATTAGTTACTTGATTGATTTTGCGAAGTCAAGAAAGCGACTGATTTTGTCCTCTTTTTTCTCGACATGAACATTAAATTTATCCTTTGGTTGCTCGGTTGCGTTTGCAGATGGAGTGTTCAAAATCTGAACCAAAACATCAGAAATATCGCTAATTCCTTTGCTGAATTTCAACTCTTGTGAGGCGAGTTTGGCATCGTATGCCATCTTAATCTCATCAAGTTGCTTCTGCATTTCCTCGATTTTCTTCTTCATCATGTCCTCTGCTACTGGCATTTCTGCTTCAACTTCAACTTCTGCTTCGGGTGCTTCCGGCATTTCTGCTTGTGGAACTTTGATTTCCAAGATAGTTGCAGCATCATCCAAGACAATGATAGAACCATCGATGAGTTCATGTTCTCCGGCAGGGGCAGGAACTTCCGCACCTGATTCGTCAATAAGGGAAACCTTACCGCCAACTTCAAGTTTGTCAATCATTACCTTTGCACCGGATTTCAAAGAATATTCTGCGAAGGACTGGGTAGGTTCAGCAGATGCCATTGGGAGTTCCCCTGCTTCTGCGAACATTTGCTTAATCTTGTTTATCGCTTCAATTGTTGTCATAAATATCTTTAGTCATAAATAGTGAGTATTTTCCCATGTACCATATAGGGCATTTTTAGTCGATTTGGGCAAGGATATCCAAGACATTGGACCAAAGTTGTTCTATCTTTTTATCGCCCGTTTTTCGGTAGTTAAACTGCCCCTCAACGCTAAATCCACGAACCTTGCCATCTTTTACCATCTGCCAAACCTCATCATTGTCAACTTTGAACGAACCGAACCAAGACCCATCGGGTACATCCTCAAAACCTTTCATTGCCTTTATTCCTCGTTTGTCATCCTTTATCCAAGATTCAAACATGGTCAGTCCATCGGTTAGGTTTCCTTGTTCGTGCATTAAGTTCACGTTTGACTGGTAACCCTTCTTGAAAAATCTTTGGGCAATCTTTTTAATGGTATCTTTTGTAAAAACCACATAATACTCCCCATTATCATCATTGCGATAGATAGGGGTATCTGCCAACATCAATGGACCGGAGATGATACGTTCTTCCTCGCTTTGGATTGCAAAGTTTTGCCTTTCTATTTGCTTAATCTTAGATTCTGCCCAACTCAAAGCAGTTTTACCTCCCCATGCATCGTACATCAATTTTCCGCATCCATCTCCATAACCTTTGGAATTCTCCAAGTCTACTGCGTGTCTTGATAAATAAGAGTACATTCTCTTGATAGTTTCAACGCTGATAGGTTCACCCTTTGCCAACTGGTTTGCTCTTTGCTTACCTACATCAGTACCGCAAGAACCCCACCCGTTTTCTTCTGCCCATTTTAAAGCCGCTTTTGCGTTATTTTTAACCGATTCGGGATAATCATTGAAGGATTCCTCTGCGAAGTGTTCTGTCCATATAGAGTTACAAATGGCAACTGCTTGTTCTGTTTCCTTGCCTTCATTGATGACATAGGATATACACCTCGGCAAAAATTCATCTTTCCTTTCTCCTTTGGTCGGGTCAATAAACTTATCATCCTTGAACATAAGGAAAGACCTTTCAATGGCAGGTCGGTCAACAAGACTAACCACATCCACCTCAACATCATCTTCAAGGTCGCTTGTTATTTCTAAGTTGTAAATCGGTAGTTTTACTTCCATTTTATTTGTTTTTTAACCAAGTCTTGCTGCTCGGTTTATTCTGATAATTTTTTCTTGTTGGTTTGTTATATCGGATTCAACAACGTATGCCCTACCTGCTGCTGAACCCATTTGGTTGATTGATGCCTGATTAAGTTGTGTTACTGTACTCATAGTTGGTATTTGCACACCTATTGGAGCAGAACCCATACCTCCTGCATTAGGTACATTTACACCTCCTGCACTTCCTCCACCTTTAACTTGAGAAAGCACTTGTTTTGCTTTTCCGGCAGCACCCAACACCGCAGCAATTTGCGAAGCGTAAAATATTGGGAAAGCAAATGGTGCAGCAGGACCAGTCGCTTTTGCACCCTTTTGTGCAATGTCTAATCCTTGAATAAATCCAGTTGCAGTTCCAAGACCTATTTCTGCCAATGCTGCTATTTTACTTGCAGCAGTACCTTGTTCAAACAATCCTGATAAACCCGAAAATACTCCGCTTATGGCATTTAAGAATTGAAGTTGTGCTGACAATCTTGCATCTAATGTTTTTTGGTCATCTTCAATTTTCTTTTTGTTCAGTTCTTGCAGAAATGCAAATTCTGCTTCTGATTCATCATATCTTTGTTGTGCTAAATTAACCCTCCAATCAAATAACTCTTGTTCCTTTCGTTTTTGTTCTGATATTAAGAACTCTTGAAGTTCTACTTCAGCATCAGTAGATGCTTTTAAATCGTTAACAAATTTTACAAAATCATTATATTCTTGCTCTTTCCTTGCTTTCCTATCTGCCTCTAATTTGTCTGCAATTGCTTTTTGGTCATCTGCTAATTTTTTGCTAACTGCTTTTGCTGCCTTACCTCTATCTTCATCTGATTTTGCTATTTCTCTATCTGCCTTTTCTCTTGCTTGTTTTATATAAGCGTTCTTTTCATCCTCTGTTAACTTTTCATCTTTAAGAAATTCATTTTGATTCTTTTTAAATTCAAGGTTTGCTTTGATTTTGCGTTGAGTATATTCGTCATATTTATCAGCATTTAAAGATAAAAACCTTTCAGTAGATGCAATCGCCTTTTCATTTTCTGCAATTACTTTAGCAGTTGCCCTTCCTGCCTCACTTGTTATACCTACAAAATCGGTAATCTTGTTTACAAGGTTACCAATAAAATCTGCAACCTTCCCAAGACCAGGAATAAAGTTAAGGACTACTTTTTTAACTGTCTCAAAGTTAGCAATCAATAAACCTACCCCAACTACCAATGCACCTATCCCAGTGGATATGATTGCTCCACGAAGCGTACCGAATGCCTTAGAAACACTATTTTTAACTACTGCACCTAAATTCTTGAATGCATCAACACTATTACCAACTGCTTCAAGACCTTGACTTAATGCCATTGCAGACTGAACCTTTAACAAGGTTTTCTCTACTGCTTCTGCTTTATTCCCAAACAATCCGACTGCACCTTGCAAGGCAGCGAATCCACCTGCAACTCCTGCTAAAGAGGATGATAATGCTTTGAACTTTTGGTCAGGATTAAAGGCATCAGTTAACGCTTTGGCATCTCCGATTCTATCCTTTAGTTCTGCTGCCTTCTTTGCTGCATTGATTGCCTCCTTTGATGTTGCACCGAACTTATCTGACAAAGCACTTACTTCCGCTTGTGCTTCCCTCAGTTGTTGCTTTAAACTTCCTACCGACTTTCCTACATCCGAGGCATCAACTTTGACCTTGACACCAACTATTTCTTCTGCCATCTAAATATAATTTAATTCAATTACTTTAAGTAGTTCTACTTTGGTAGTGTTAAAGTCCATTGGGTTATAGTCCAATACCTTATTCAATCTCCAAAGTGAACCATCAATATAAATCAGTTTACTAAAATCAAGGTTGTAGATATCCACTTCATTTAACTTCACCGAGCAGGTAAGCATCTTACTATCCTTGTCGGTTATCTCTGCAATGTACTCACTCCAATATCCATTGAATAGATTTGCGGTAGTATATGAAGATGCGGTGTAGTACAATTCCTTTGGCGCACCCCAGTTGATATCATCAGTAGGACTAAACGGGTTATCCAAATGCCCTGCATATCCGTAGGAAGTATAACTTGCCAAAGTTGTTGCACCATTCTTCATCGCCCATGATGTTACACTACTAATCTTTTTTGCTTGTAAAATCCTTATTACCGAATCCATCTTATCTTCCGCAGCGTTTGCATTGGACTTCTTGTATATGGCAGAATAAATCTTATCAGTTCCCGTTGCTTGAAATAATGTAGTACCTGCAAAAATCAACTCGGTAGAATCAACTTCTTTTACAAATTCGTTCTCACTATCATAAATAAAATCACCATATCCTTCATTGAACTTCTTGCGGTAATTTTCTGCATAAAAATCATTGTCCTGCTTGTATTTGTAGTCATAATACCGAGCAGTAAATTCACTCATTGGTTTCAACCTTAATACACTGCCTCTGTCAACCTTATCAGTCCAGTCAATCTTTGTACCATCATAAAAGTCAATAAATGGTTTTATGATTAGATTCTTCTCAACCAACTTGTCCTCATAAACATATAGATTAAACATTTTGACTATGGAAGCAAAGAAGTCTTTTTGAAATACCCCTTTAGGTATGCAATCGTTTATAACTATATTATCTCCATAGTTTATCTTTACTTGTGTTGGATTGTTGGATGTGATAATATAAGGACCGCTATTAATGTCAACGCTTCCTATATTGGCAATCATGTCAACAGTCAGATAGTCATTTTGATTCAACGTAACATTTGCAACATCCAAGAAAGTATTAAACATATACCCACTTCCAGGGGTAGTATATGTAACTTCGTTCAATATTGTAGATGCATTCAATCTCAATCTCAAAGTGAAATCACTCGACGGTGATATGGTATTTATTGTACCTGCTATCTGCAAACTGATTGAACCAACCAAAGGTGTTGCACTTGTGTAAGTGAAAACCGAGTTAGTTCCATTTGCAGTAAAGTTACCAAGCGTAGTAACTACAAATCGTATCTCGCCACCGGAAGTATAGTTCCTATTCTCCGCATTTGCGTAGAATGCAGTATTCGTACTTTTATTTAGTTCTTTTTGATTGTTAGGTATTACCAACCTATCCATCAAAGGAGTAGACAATAACGGGAAAGTCCAAGTATAACCTGACCCTGCAATTATTTTTTCAAGGTATTGCTTGACATATAGTGAAGGTCGGAAGGCATCAAACGAGAAGTCAACCTTATTAGTTGATTCTCCACCATAATCAATCAAAGGAAAGTAAACACCAGTACCGCTGATGTTATCCCAACTATTTGCGATGTTGGTATATGTCCATGCAGTATCGGCAATGCCGAAGTCTATATCTTCTAACTTATTATTTCCAAGTGCAGTAATGAATCCACCCAACTCACCGAATACCGCTACCTCATATTCAATATGTTTGCCATCAATAATGATTTCAAGCAGTCGCAATACACCTTTAAAGATTTGTATTTTATCTACCAAGATGATACATGGTACTGATTTTGTAGCATTAAAGTTGTAACCCACGTTTGGTTCTGCAGGGTTATACTGGTTTGATAACCCGAACTCGAATATATTACCGAATAACTTATTATTGTTGTCATTGCCGGGTAGGATTATGGTTTTACTGAATGAAGTATTCCTTGTTGCAAAGTCTTGCACCTCATCAATTGCGTAGGTGAACTCCGCAGAAATATCTTTTGTGAGGTCAAGTTTGTTATTATCGATATATATTTCAGTCCTCATCGGAATTGACTATATTTTTTATTCGCTATCTGCACATCAAGTTCAAGGTTGAACATTTTATCCGCTATCCGTTTCTTTTCTTCCCAATTGCTTGTCATTGTAACAATCGGGTAATAGTATCCACCTTGTTCAAAGTAGACTTCGGGTGATTGTATCAATTCTGCCAACCAGTTATAGTCGGTTACATTTAAGTAATTACTTCGCAGTTTATATGTTGTTGTATGCTCAACCACAAACTTTGTTGCACCTGGGTTTATTCGGTTGTATGAATCGTATGTCCTCATCGCAGTAGCAGATGAATCATACCTCCATTTATTCCCTTCGTATTGCTTGGATTCTACCTGCCTTGATTCCTTATTTACCAATCTAAAGTGCATCGTATCGTAACCTCCTAACTGATTAAGGAAGTGCAATGCTATCGGTGTGTAGTTAGGATTGCAAACCAGTTTAACCTTTGCCTCCGGTCCGAATGAAGTACCATTATGCAACTTGATTCCGTATGCATAAGCAGTTGATGGGATGACAGTTGACCCGTACCATGAATTTATCGCAGTCGGTGATATATCAAGCAGACTAAATGTTTCTTGTGGGTCAGTTGCGGTTGTTACCGCACTGCCACTTGCACTGCCATCTTCATTGTACAATTGGACCGAAGGATATACGTTTGTTGTTACCCCTGATGCATTCATGTACCCAATGTGCAACTTATCAGTAAAAGCACATTCAATATTGCTTGTGTCCCTATTGGTTAACCATTTGTGGATATAGTTCTTAAAATAGGTTGGCGATTGCGCAGGATTATAAAAATCAGGATAGTAAAAGTTGAAGGATACATAACTTTGGGTTACCAAGTTAGTATACGTTACCCCTCCGTATTCCTCACCATATTTGATTGTATATTCCTTGTAAATGTTATCGTTTGAACCGCTGAATAAAGTCGTAGCAGGATTCGGTATGAAGTAAGACTGGGCATAGTTGCGCATGATATTCCCTGCGTTGAATATGCCCTTTGTGCTTACGATATCGGGAAATTGTTTCACCCTTGCTATTAATACTGAATCAACGTAGACATCAAAAACATACTTGAAATTTGTTGATGCCTTATTGGTAGAATCCACAACGAACCAAAGGTCATCATGAAGCGATGAGTATTGCTCGGGGATAGAATTTATTGTTATTGCCATAAAATTACTTGTTCTCTTTGTTAATTAGCGAATTCGCTTGATTTATGTATACCCTTACATCCGCCCCCAATGCCTTTGCCATTTTATCGTAAAACTGCTGATTGAATACCTCATCTATGGCATTGTCAAAGAACCCAGTCTTGGGCAGACCCCTTTGCTTTATCTTCCTTGCTATGAGGTATGCAGTAGTCCTTCCGGTGTTTAATTGTGCAACCGATTTGCGTTTCCTTTGTAGACTTGATATTGTAGTTCTTG